CATATACATCCTTTCTTAAAAAGGGAGGACTGGGCCTCCCTTCTATTATTCGTTCGTCACTAAATCAGTTTTACCCGCAACCCAATAGATAACATCGCCATCTTCACCAGCAGGGGACTGGAGTCCAGCTGCTAATTTTAGGGCTATGTAAGAGCTATTAAGAGTTCCGTCATCAAGTGTGTCTACATAGTCACCATCTGATGCTTCTCCAACAGGAACAATTTGTGCCTGGGTAAATGGATACGCAGCTGTTAATGGGAACGCAAATGCAGTAAACCCTTGTGAGTCGATATCGACGGTAATAGTATTGGTATTGGCTGACAAATCAGTACTTACCGCAGTAATCACCCCAGTAAGGCCATCCATTTCTTTCATGCCATAAGCATCAGGAACGATGAATCTCACCACTTGCCCAACGGTATAACCGTGGGTAACGGTAAGTTCAACAACAGCCTGAGTAGCTTGTGTAATTGAAGAAATAAATCTTCTACGTGGGTAAAATATTGGGTCATACTTAACCAACTGAAATGATCCGGTGGTTCCCGCAACTATCTGAGCCATGTAAGCCAACTCAAATGTTGTACCTGCAGTAACGGCTATAGTGAAGTCAATCCCACCAAGCTGTTGTGCGCCAGTAACATTAATTAATCGAACAATGTCATTGTCGCGTAAAGCAGCGGTTGATGTTACGGTCACTACAGGAACAGCCGCAGCACTTACAGCACTAATAGTGGTATCTATAGCGCCATTAGGGTCAGCACTTGTATCAACAAGTGTTACACCGGCTGTGGAACGCGTAAGCATTTCGATAGTATCTACACTAAGATCCTGTTTACGAATCTCGATGCAGGTATCATCAGACATACCACGTTGCCAATAGTGCGAAACACCTTCACCGACGTTTTGCTGAGTACCTATTTCCGTATAGTTATAGGTCCATAACCAATCTACGTCCTGTCGAAACTGGAGTATTTTGGTGTTGCCATCGGAAGTAAAGCGTCCACTTTGAATGAGAGTATCATTAGCCATGATGACTCCTATTCGTTATCAACGCTGTAAGATTTTCCAGCAACCCAATAGATAACATCATTAGCACTACCAGCAGGTGATTGCGCACCAGCAGCTAATTCCATACCAATAACTGATTGGTTGATCGTTGCGTCATCAAGCAAGTTGGTATACGCATCTTCTGCAGCTTCACCAACTGGAACCACCAATGCAGGACTAAATGGCACGTCAGCGGTAAGTGGGAATGCAAATGCGGTGAACGAGCTTGAATCAATATCAACCGTAATAGTATTAGTATTTGTTGATAAAACCGTGCTTACAGCGGTAATGGTACCAATCAAGCCATCCATTTCTGTCATGCCAAATTCAGATGGAACAACAAAACGAACCTTCTGACCAACGGTATAGCCATGAGCCACAGTCATCGTTACTACAGCAGAACTAGCTGCGGTAATAGCAGAAATAAAGCGACGACGTGGATAGTAAATTGGATCAAACTTGATCTTACGGAAAGAACCAGTTGTACCCGCTACAATTTGAGCCATATAAGGCAACTCAAATGTAGTAGCGTTAAGCACATCGATACTAAACTCATAACCACCAAGCTGCTGGGCTCCCGCAACGTTGATAAGACGTACAACGTCATTATCTGACAGAGCAGCAGTACTGGTGATGGTAACCACAGGAGGGTTCGCAGCACTAACAGCAGAGATGGTAGCATCAACAGCACCAATTCCAGCGACAGAACTATCAAGAAGGGTAAAACCGCCTGAAGCGAGAGTTACCATTTCCAGTGTGTCTACGCCATCGTCTTTTTTGTACTCGACACCAGTTCCAGTGGCCATACCACGTTGCCAGTAGAACTTAACACCACGACCTGTTCCTTGTTGAGTTGCTCCTTGGGTATAGTTATATACCATCATCCAATCAACATCAGAACGTATATCGAGACGCTTAAGGCTACCGTCAGCCGTAAATCTACCTTGTTGGAGTATTGTATTATTCATAGTTTACTCCAATGTGCAACGTAGATTGATCACCCAAAGATCGTTGGTAATACGCGGAACTTCAGCAAACTTATAGCCAACTGAAGCGTTCAGCGCTAATGGACCATCGTATATTGGTGGTCGATAAATAAACTGAGCACTATAACCATCTTGTTCGATACATGCATACGCTTCCATACCAACGCAGAAGATGTTATACACATCAGCGCCAAGGTTAGATGCATTAGCAGATACAGAACCAATAGATGAAATAAGGAAACGTAGGTTTCCAATAGCACCCCACTCAGAACGCAACGCATTCATCGGTGATGGGTAGTTATTCTTCTGAATAAAACCAGTGATGCTATCAAGCTCACCAGTCAACTGAGTAGAACACAACGCAAAGTACGCATCACGAACCGGTGCAGTACCAAACTTATCATCACCTTCGATGTTATCAAGAATGGTATACGCATCGTTATTCAGCAATGCACGTACTACTTCATCAACGTCAGAACGCTCGAGTTCCGTCGGGTTATCGCCGTTAGTGCCACCAGTGGCATTAATAAAGGAAGCAGTACTAGCGAGCATGTCCCTAGTAAGTTGATCCTCTGTTTGCCTTTGTTACTCTCTTGCGAGGGATAAGTCATTTCTGCTTATCTCAAGACCTTTCGTTGTCTTGGTCGGACTATCGCATCACATTGCTGTGTTTTCGGGTTTAGTCTCTCAGGCTGTATTTAAACTTGCCCCTTGTCGCCATAGTTTCCCTTAGGCTTCCAAGTCGATTACCGAAAATTTATACTCCGCCAAATTAACGGAGTGATACACCCAAACGAGCCGCTGCTTCATTCAAGACCAATCTGTTACTTTTGTGACCTATTTCTAGGCGGGCAAACCTCTTCGGATTCGCCTCTCCGTCTTGTCGATCGGAGCTCAGACTATCGCATCTCTTTTTAAGAGTTTCTTCGTTTAGTCGTTCAGCGTAGATTTTATATTCGTTTAATGCTATACTATTATAAACGAAAGGGAATTCATGGCTAAAATAGTAAAATTCAATACAAATCATGAGATTTGGCAAATCGCATATCTTGCAGGACTTATCGACGGAGAAGGATGCTTGTATATTGGCAATGTTAAACAAGGCAAATACGGCAATGGCCTTCAATGGCACAGCATGCTTAAAATAACGAGTTGCGATGAAGAACTCATAATATGGCTCGAAAATACATTTGGTGGATCTAAAGATTCTAGATACAGATGGACAAGCAAAAAAACTTTCACGCGTCCTGTTTATAATTGGCAAGCAACCGGAGCTATGCTCGATTATTTGTTGCCGCTCGTTAAACCGTATCTTATCATCAAAAAGAAACAATGCGATGTTATGATGAGATATCGAATCACTTCCAAAAATATTGGCAGCAAAAGACTGCCGCCAGAAATTACTGAACAGCGCCTTGAGCTTTTGAGTGAAATGAGAAGTCTTAACTCGCGTTTCCATGAACATCCTTTAAAAAATCCTTCGCCCTTGTTGCCGGTTGAATAAATTCACTTCGGGTTCCAAGTCAATTAGAAGAAATTTATAGACCCCATACTATTTAGGGTCTTGATTCTGCAGAGTTACCTGCTCATTCAATTGGAGGTAAGTCCCATAGAATGAGATCTTTGCGTCTATGTCCACCGCAGATAGTGTCTGTGGCGGAGGTGTTACCCCACTATTGCCAAGAGGAACCATTGCTGTTGCTAATGGGTTATAACGACGCATCCTGAGCGTAGTACCGCCATTACGGGGCATTGATTTACGCATTGCAGGGATTTTGTGGATCATGTTTGGTACAGGCACGCTCAAAAGCTTATAACTAAAGCTTTGTTGACCTTCTATTACTTTCGGACCGTTGTCCTACTGACCATTTCTGGCGGGGAAACCACTTCGGATCTCCCTCTCATAGTTTCCTATGAGTTTAGACTATCGCATACACTCTCGTGTCCGTGAGACTTAGTCGTTGCGCCTACTTTATTACCATTGAACTCACGCATTTTTACATACATGTCTTCTCGGTAATCTAGCTCTTCCTGAGTAAGGCCCCTATATCCGCGCAATGGAACTCCTTGTAGATGTCGACAAAATTGCAAAAGATGCAATGCTCGATTTTTCTTTACCCTTAAATAGGGAAGAACACCTTCTATAAATTCTGCTACGCGATTCTTATCTCTCATATACCAATGATAAATCGGTTTTGAGTTCGGCCTACTTTTCCGAGCGCCATCAAGTCCTACATAGCCAAATCCCATTTCTTTACTAATGAGATCGATTGCTTCAGGTTCTATCATTCCTATTTTAACACCAGGCAAATAAGTAATTGACCAATTTTCAACAGTCTTTGGAAAGGCCAAAGCCCTTTCAGTCTGCTTGTTTTTGGTTTTTCGCCTATGCTTAAATATCATAAAACACCCATCTGCATCCATTATTCCAGCTATATACGCCCAATGCGTTTGGCTCTGGTTATCTTGCATAAACACTCCTTGTATGTTGCACCTATATCACTATAGCATACATTCATGTTTATGTTTAGACTTTCCATGTAATCACTCACAGTTTTATACCCGCTCAATATAGTTTAACGGGTGCCGGTAATACCGATGTAGTGGTTATAGCCATTACATCTCCTAGAATTAAGTGTATAAAATCACCCGTAGGTTTCTACAGATGGCTATCTTACGCTTAAGTGGACGAGGCTTATTGCGTCCTGAGGTGGCGAGTCTCTATGCGCCGATGGGGAATTTGAGATGACGAGTCTCGATGCGTCACGAGTAGTATAGAAAGAAGAACAGGGTTTACGCAAGAAAAACCCCCTTAGCCCAACAACAAGCCAAGGGGGGGGGGGGAGTCAACCAAGACACAAATACGTTTTTAATATCCCTTGCGGGCTTGAGCCATTTCTTTTAAGAGTTGTTCTTGAAGTTCTTTAGTTAGTCCATTAGCAAATGCATTAGCATGGGACAGGGGACTATCGCCTTGCTGGGGTGATACACTTGCTAATGGACGAGGCTTGGAGGAGTTAGCCTGTGCTCTTTGTTTGTCTTTCTCATAAACATCCGGAGTCCCTAGGCCAAGATTTTTAATAATGGTATAGGCGCTCACACCTGCAGAATAAAGATCGCCAGAAGAAGCGAGAGTCTGCGCTATTTCTGGGTAATTTTGTTTGAGATTTTCAATATTATCTTTCGATACTACTGCATCAAAGTCAGCATACTGTGCCTTGAGCCGCGCTTCAGTTGCCATATTATGAGAGCGTGAAGCTTGTTCGTTAAGTTGATTTTTAAGCGTACGGAGCTCTTTGCTCATCTTGCGTATGTGCTTGCCTTCAACTAAGTCTTCTTCTCCAACGCCAATATCATCTTCTTCTGGCTCTTCTTTTGGTTTAGAGCGCGTCTCGTATTCTTTCATTCTGCGTAACAGTTCATCCCGCTCGCGCTCTGCCTGTTCTTTTCTTTCTCTTAAAGCAGCTACGTTGCGTCGTTCCCGTTCTCTACGCTCTTCTTCTGGGCTTGGCTGACTCTCTTGCTGATCTGTGTCGTTATAATCAGCAGGAGAGTCAGTGTGTGTTTCTTCAGTATTTTCAGTCTGTTCTTGTACTAATTCTTCCATGCTAACTCCTTATTTTTGCAAAATTACTGTAGATGTCCACGCGTCATTTGGATTTTCACCATTCAAAAGTCGGGACTTCTCTAAAAGCGTACCATCTTCAAATTCTAGAATAAATTGTAATAATTCTTTTTCTTCTGGCGCAATAAGCAGCGCATTCTCTTTAAAAAGCTTACAGGTATCTTTAGAGGGAATAACCCACATAAAATCTATTTTTTCGTCTTTTCGTGAGTAAAAATATACCGCCTGATCCCATTCAGGAGTAGGACATGAATTACGAGGAAAAAAATAATTACGTAACACATTCTGCATTAACCGTTCTTTTTTAGTGGTTACGACGACATAGAAATCACCAAAAAATTCTTTCTTTCCACGCTCAACACACTCATAAACGTTAGCTTCATAATCTTTATGCATCTCACGTTCAAGCTCTATAGGATCATTCGTAGGCGATTCTTTAGATAATAACTCCGAAGAGATAGCGCCAATCGTATCTCTTTTCTCAGTTGATTCTGATGTATTACTAGTGATTATATCGGACATGCCACTCCCCTTTTATGCTTCTTCATTTAAACTACACTACATCGAATATTTATTGTCCTCAAGCAGATTATTTAGCATTAATGTTGATATTTTGGCACCCATTAAATACACTTATAGCGTATTCTTTTCACTCCTTTGAAGGGAATACACAATTGATGTGGGACTCTTCGGAGTCCCATTTTGTTAATAGATATTAGTGTTGACCTGCAATAATTAATGTGTCATAATGTGGGCAGCAGTTTAATTCTCAATACCATAAAGGAAGACACAATGTTGTCTAATCTATTCAAGCGAAGCATGTTATTCGTTGCTGTAATTGCAGCAATGGGAGGTTGTCAATCGGCTAAAGCATGTCCTGAGCCAATCACAGGAACTTTTATCTCCGGTCTTGGATGGATAACATTTGCTCTTTTTGCAGCGCCAACACCGTAATAAAGAGGAATAATTTACATGCTTAAAAAGCTGGGTATATTTTTACTTACAGTTGGTAGTTCGGTTTCAGCTGGATTTAATCCAAGCACCTTGATAGTAAGTAATGATTCTTTAATTCCTATGAGCTCGTGTAAGAGCGCTATGGATGTAACGTCATTTAATCGTGACTCAAGTGTATGTGATGCTACTGTCATGGGTATCTACGAACGTGAAGTTGATCAATTCGTTCGTATTACGCTACAAGATGGAACAGTTATTAATTCAACAACCGATCAGAATTTCTATGTTCCGTTTAAGTGGGTGTCAGCTAGTGCTTTGAGCGCATGTGATGCATTGCTAACGCATAATGGAACTCTTATTGGTGTAAAATCTGTTGAAGTTATAGAAGAAACCGTAAAAATGGTGAGCTTATCAGTTCCATCAACGGCTAACTTTCTTGTTACCCAACATGGTATTATTGCTCATAATGGACCAATCTGTGGTGGAATAACCTACTTTGGTATCAAAGGGCTTTCATATTTAGGCATTTGTGTAGGCACAGCCGCAGTAGTTGGTGCTTCAGCCGGTGCTATTGCAGTAAGTGCTCCGGTTGCTGCTGCAGCTGGTGGAGTGGCTGCTGTTACGGCTCCTGCTACTGGCATGGTAGCTGCAGGAGTTTCAGGCGCAGCACTTGCTGGTGGGTGTGCAGTGGGAACAACAACTGCCGTTACTGGTGGTGCTGTTGTTGCTTCGGGCATTCAATCTGCAGGTATAATCGCTGCTACAGCAGTCGCTGTTGAAGGTGCCGCCTTTTCTGCTGGTGTATGGGTAACTGCTATTCCATTTTTACCTTAAAGGAAGATGATGGTTGAGTATTCAAAGTTGTTATTGAGAAGCCAAGTTATTGTTCCTCTTTTTGGTATGGCACTAGGAACATTTACTCCTCATATTGCCAAAGCTGGTAAACGAATTGGGTGGTACAAGAATTTTCCAGTACCACATGATTGTGAACTAGAAGCGCGAACTGTTGGTTATATTGTAGGAGCTTGTATGTTTATTATTAGCTCGATCTGTTTTCCAGACCAATCGTTTATTAATTTAGTAGTATGTGGAACTCTTGGATCTCATATTTACTTTAAATACTTAAGTTCTTAAAAGTTAGGGACAAAAGGGGCCTCCGGGCCCCTTTTTATTTTAGTAGTTAAGCAGCTCCATTCTCAATACATTCGTCGGCACATGTTTGAATTCATCCATTACGAATTCAACTTTCTCTTCTTGGCGACCTTTTTTATAGATCTTATCTTCTTTCTTGTCAGCAGCTTTACGTTTAGCAGCTGATTTCTTTTTTGACATTGCAGCGCAATGAGAACATTTAGCCATTATTACTACCTTTCAAAACCCTCTTGCCTGTTTGGAGTCAAACAAGAGGGGAGAGTGAGTGTATATGAGATCTATTTAACGCGTTGAGTTTCCTCAAAAACGAGGCGCTTATCAATCTTTCTATTCACGCGCTTTTGTTTTTTCATATTGTCGGGAACCCCAAGTATCTTGTAAGCAATTTCTTTTGCTTTACCGGGGATTCTTGGCATTCCTGGCATTAGTACTTCTCAGGATATGAATGACTCTTCATTTCGTCAGAATCGTCTTTCATTTGAAGATCGATTCCAGAAATAGTGTCATCAGGTCCCATAAGATTACCGTAGTATGGCTTAGGCCACTCTCTTTGAATAACATGCTGCGGTAGGTTAGCTACAGCGCTGTGATCTTCACGAATCATAGCTGAATCTTCAAACTTCTTACGTGCATTATAGTCTGCTGGAGAAGGGAATTCTTCTTTCCACACATGCTTCATGCCCTGACCCTCACGACGCTTATCTTTCGGCGACTGATAGTACTTCTTCTTTTTTGCCATAATGGCTCCTTTGTAGAAACTGTCCATAAACGGACAAGGTTAAAATATTCCTCTAACTACATTGCCTGTAACGGAGACTCTTGTGCTTGCTCACGCTGCTTTAACAGATTGGCTAACATTAAGAGCTTCTCGATCTGTGCAATATCTATATCTTCTATCTCTTTCAACGCTTTTACGTGATCAAGCAGAGCTGACTGGCGGTCTTTTTCAGCTTGTGCTTTGCGCTCTTGAGCAAGCGCCTGATTTTCTTTAACACGGGATAGACGTTCAACGCCAAGCCCTTCATCAGCAGTAGCACGAGCCTGCGCCATATTAATTTCAGCTTCTTGTCGCTGCATAGCAATCTGTTGCTCAGTCTGCTGTGCTTGCTGTTGAGCCTGTTGAGACTCTTCAATAACTTTAATAAGATCCGTCTTATTCTGCAGACTAGCCGCTCTCAGCAGCTCAGCATCAGGAACAGGAACACCCACCTCACGAAGCTGTAGAAGCTGTGCAAAGTTAAGCTGTTTCTGAGTGGTAGTGTTATAGCCTTCTTCAATAGCTGCATCATACACACCAAAGTTCTTATTATAGAACTGCTGTGTTGGTTCTTGCTCGGTAATACGCTTTATTTTACCTGGGGTAAAGTTGGACTGAATAACGTTTAACATCAAGCGCCCAAGCAGCTTCTGCGAGCGATCAAGGGAATCAAATAAGCCCTGCAATGTGGTAAGCCCAGCCCCCTGCCTAAGCATTGAGAGAATCCCAGCCTTATCATCAATTGCAGAGCCAAGCAGTTCCTCATTAACCCCCGAGATTTCCATAATTTCTCTACCAAGACCTTCTGAAAGCTGGAACATAGAAGGTGGGATCTGTGGTGCCTGAATCTGTTCAACATCAGTCATCTGAGCTTCTTCTTTCAAAGCCAGACCACGACCCTGTCCAGACATAAAAACATCTTTTGGATTAACCAGTGCGTTCTCTTTATACTTCCAACCAGAGTTAACCTGGCTCTCTAAGATATCAAGTTCAATTTGCTTGCGACGATTATAAAGATACTGAGCGTCCCGTAGTCCCCGAACCACACCCTGTACTCGATAGGGAAAGTAAGGTATCTGTGGATTGTAGTAGCCTAATACGGGCACAAAAGGATACTGGTCTATGCCCATCGGATTTGGTCCGTCGTACATTACTTTACCCTGCACTACAATGGCAAGCTTTACCGTTGGTATTTCCTGGTCAACAACAGTAATCTGCGGATACAAGGTCAAGAATTTACGAAGGTCTTCATCTTTACCATTCTTCCACTCCAAAGATTCACCGGTAATAGAATCAACAAGCATCTTCTGCGTTCGGTAATCTCTATAATAGTACTCATCATAAGTGAGAAGATTCTTCATGCCGTAATTGTAATTCTCAGGCATAAACTGAAACTTACCATCACGATTGTCGATACCCATTAAACCAATAATCTCTTCAGCTTTGTCAGGCAAAAGCGATATACACTCCCGCTTAGTTAAAAACGTTCTCTTCCAGATAGCGTTACAGTCAGAAAGATCTGCTTTTCTAAAGAACGGGTCTATAAGAAAGCTGTTATAACTACAATTGTCGACCTTAATATTTCCCGAAACAGGGTCAGAACGATAATCAACCCAAACCTGCAACAGGTTCATCCCCGTAACCAACGCTCCATGAAAAGCATCTGAGACTGTTTCTAAAACATTTTCCCGGTTGTTAGCCCACATAATTATTTTGCTAAACTGATCAGCCGTTTCTTGATCAGCATTCTCAATAGGAACAACCGTAGTCGACATTCTATTCCGTCTCTGATGACCAGAAATCATGTTTACAATGCGGCGTATACGATTAAAATTAAACTGTTTGCGTCTACTGGCAGGAAGATTCCCATATATCTCATTCCACAGCGTTTGATCACCCGCTTCAAAACGAGTGTCAGTGTCCGCCTCTCCCCAAAACGACTGGTTTATAGTGATACTCTCCGCATAAAATGTTTCCATACGAGACAGAACCGACTTGTCGGCTTCGTCATAATACTGTGGCTCGAGAACTGGGAATAACGGCATTATAATCTCCCTCTCTTACTAGGTCTTTTATTTAAATTATTAACTCTAGATGTTACCCATCTACAATTTCCAGGTTCATAATGCCCATCATTGTCTATGCGATCAATTTGCAAGTTCAATGGGCGCTCACCCATATCTTTATAAAAATTTTCAAATTTTAACCATCTTTTACATACCTTTATGCCGCGTCCACCATAATATTTGTAATTTTTAAAATTTTTATTTAAACAACGCCGCAATATACCTGTCCATATTCTAAATGTAGAAGTAGAGCTCATCCCATGCGTTTTAACTCGGCAACGATTACAACGAGTAGTATTTTTAGATTTGAGAGAACTTCCACTTATTCCGCGTTCTAATCCGCAATCACAGCGACACAAATACAACCATTCGTTTCGACTGTCATTCTTATATTTAGATAGCACTGTCCATAGGCCAAATTTTTTACCGATAAGATCTATTGTTTTATTTAAAGAAGCCATCCTACATTTCTTGCACTGGAGAGAGTCGCCCGCTCTCAAAGTGGAACTTCGATGAATTTTAACAAACCCACATTCGCACTTGCAACTATAATACTTATTACTCTTCTCATCTTTATGAGAAAAATCCAAAACTTCCCACTTTCCAAACAACTTACCAATAATTTCCATGATAAAAAAACTGCCTCTATTAAATAAAAACAGTCTATCACAAAACTCATAATACTGCGGCCCAAGCTGAGGGAACAACGGCATACTAGTTCTCCTTAAAAACTTTTTGCCATCAGTCTAGAATTACGCATAGTCGAACGCAAGAGATTAATAAAAAACCGTCCACCACAATAGTAGACGGCCTGGAATTGTTATAAACCGATCTAACACAACGAGACCACATGGATAACGTAGCATATCATCAAAAACGATGCAAAAATGATGATTGTACCAGCAGAAATCAAACAGCCTGTCGTCGTTGTAGATTCTATGGAAAAAGTTTCCCATTGGTGGTAACCCTTTGTAAGGTTTGCCCAAATAGGACTAGAACTTTTATTTTAAAGCAACTACCACAAGCAAAGCGCCGCCGAAGGCAGCGCCGGAAGGCGCCGATATTTAAATAGTGCGGAATACTCACACTTTTTCTACGCCGTTTCAGCGCCGTTTCAGCGCCGTTTCACATAACCGCTAGAAACAAAAAGTAAGCGTTTAGTAGGCCTAGGGCAGTGGCAGAGTTTACCGTACCCTGTGGCAGAGTTTACCGTTTAAAGGTTGTATTTATAAAACGTTAATACTCGGGCAAATCAGTTCTAAAAATAGACGGCATATGAGACTGGTCATTGCCATAGAGCGCTTCATAGTAGTTCTTATCTATATCTTCTGGGCTTAACCCGTCACGCAAACGAGGAAGAGAAACACAAAGATAACGCATACTATCAGCATAATGACTGAAATTATTGTGGAGCGGTGTGGACTTATAAACTCTCTTTTTTTCATCATATTCTTGCCTATAATTTTCAAGGGCTTTAATCAATGGAAGACAACACTTCTCGTCAAACCACATCTTATTAAACGAACTACGAACAGCTTCAATACCATCAACAATAGAAATATTACGAGATACCGTAAACTTGATCCCGAGATGCCGAGCTTTCTCTATACGAGTCATCCCCGTTCCAAACTCTTTAACCTGAATATCATGCGGTGCAATAT